TGTCATAATATCGATAAGAGATTTGGCCTTGAACTGGTGGGCTTCATCACCAATAACGAAATCAAATTGCGCGAACCATTGTTTTGGCATCTTGTATATAGACTGCCAAGTGGAGATGGTCAGAAACTTGTCTGTATCTTTTTCCTGACCCTGATAGATTTTATGTATGTTCGTGTTAACATCCCATCCATTCGTTTCGCTGTAGTCTTTAAAATCGCTTGTCAACTGTTCTACCAGAGAAACAGTCGGCACAATGATCAACCCCTTTTTCAGTCCTCTATGTGAAAGAAAACGAGCCAAAAGATAAATAATAAGAGACTTACCACTTGCAGTGGGGCTGAGTAGTAAACTACGTCTTGTACGAATGGCATGAACGAATGCATCCAACTGATAATCTCTTGGAGCATGTTTCGGCCTTAGTTTTTCTACAAACTCGTTAGCTTCTGCTAAAGAAAACTCTTCATCATAGGCTTCGTTCTCATATTCCCAGTCATAGTTGCGCTCTTCACAGAACTTAGCCACATAAGGAACTAAACCGCGATAAAGCTGTTTAGACCTCACATCAAACAGTCTTATCTTTCCGTCCCACAGTCTAGCTTTGTATTGTGGAGTAAACTGATAACCTGGAACTTGAAATGTAAATGCTTCACGAAGCTCATATGCTATTCCATCTTCGCAGATAATACGCACGAAAGCTTCGTTTTCATTCACTATAATAATCTTATTGTCCACCTATAAACTTTTCCCAATCCATGTATGATTTCAATTGCCAAGTTCTATTGTTCAATTCTTTTAGAACTTGTTTGCAAAATTCAACAATCTCTTCATGCATAACTTTTTTCAGCAGTATGTTATTTAGTTCAGTGTCAGAATCAAGATAGTGTTGAAGGTCTGCGCGAAGTACCTTCTTTACCATTGGTTCTAGGCCATACTTTTGAAGGTCTTCTGGATTGTTAAGATCACCAGAATAGTATTCCCACTTGATCTTACGGCGTGAGTTATACTCTGCTAAAAGTTTCTTGACTGTGAGATTGTGATGCGTCATAATACGCAAATACTTCGCATGAAGCTTCGGTATATTGGCCATCGCTTTTTGAGGTTCAGTCTCATCATATGCAGCGTCCTTGATCCATTCTTCAGTCAAGGCGTCAATATTCACTGGCGGTTTCATTACAACTCCATAAAAAATGATTGTAAGTATAGACGACTTTTATAGTCTTGTCAACTACAATCTTTCTATGTCGTAGTAATCATATCTAAAGGTCACTGATGCTGTGATGTTTTCTAATTCAGAATCGTTTGTGCTAAACTGCAATCCTGTTAGTGAAGTAGGATGACAATTTCTAAATTTCAATCTCATGTTTGATAAGTTTGAATTTGTGTTTACCGTAAGAATTGAATCGTAATACTTGTCTTTGAATTGCTGCTTAGATAGATTTTCAGCATACTCTTCAAATCTTCTAGGAAAAGTCAAAGACATAAGCCAGTTATGAGTTTCTTCCCATACTCTTAAATCTTCGTCTACGAGAATGTTGACCACAAGAGGTTCATATATGATCTTATCGCCATGCCTGTACGTTTCAGAAAAAGGAGTAGGTATCATTACTTCATTTGTAGATATGCCTGGAATGTTTACATTAGTCACGAAGTAATTTAGAAAAGGCAAATTAGGAAAACTAAATGTGTACTTGGTTGACTGCAACAAACTTGTATTTTGAGGCATTCTTGTCAGATCAGATTCTCTTGTCATAAGTTATAGTCTCCTTTCGTGTATTTATAAAAAAGAAAAGGGCAGCATTGCTGCTGCCCAAATCTCGTCTTGCCCCGACAATATTACGATTAGGTAAGATTGCGAACGCGGAAGATACGATAGTACTGGTTAGTACGATCACCGATTGTACCAGCGTCAGTTGCAGAAAGACCGCGAGCAAATGGGTTGGCTACCATGCCGTAACGTGTCTTGAAGCCGATCTTTGGCTGGAATGTGTCCTGACCGATAGCGCGAACCATCTGTAGAGGAACGTATGGGCAATAGAATAGACCAGCGTCATAAGGTGAAGTACCCTTATAACCGACTGTGCAGAGTTCGTCGCCGTTGTCTGAACCGCCGAAGTATGGATCGATATAAACCTTAACGCGGCCGTGCATTGTACCAGCGAATGTATTGCCTGTATCGTCAACTGTTAGGTTAACGTTAAGAGCAGGTGTGTAGTCAAGAACACCAGCCATTGCAAGAGCAGAAGCAACATCGGAAGATACGATGAGCATGTTGCCCTTACCACGACGAGTAGCCTTGGCAATTGCGTTGCATTCACGTTCGATCTGGAATACTAGACCCTTGAACTTTTCAACTGACCAACGGCCGTTTGAGTCTGTGTCAAGGTCGAATGTGCCAGCTGTTGTTGTACCGTAAGCAGCGCCCTTAACAGCAGATGTGTAAACAGTTCTTACAACTTCGCGGTTGATTTCAGCGAGAATTTCTGTTGAAAGAATGTTTGCAAGTTCTGTTTCAGCATCTAGACCGTGAACAGCCTTAAGATCCTGAGCGAGTTCCATTGTGTACTCAGCCTTTAGAGCGCGTGAGCGGGCTGTTACTGTTACCTTCTCAATTGAGAAAGCCATTTCAGCAAAAGCGTTTGTTGTGTTGTCGCCAAGACCTTCAGCCTGTGCTGTTGACATACCGCGAGAGTTGCCATAAGAACCAGCTACGTCAAGGTTTAGAACTGGGTTTGTGTTAGAATAACCAGTTGTAGCGTTACCGTTAGCGCCAAGAGCGTTTGTACCAGAGAAAGCAACGTTAGCTTCGTTGAAGAAGGATTCGTTACCATCCATTGTCTTATACTTAGAACGCATAGCGAAGATAAGTCCTGTTGGACCTGTCATTGGCTGAACGCCTGCAATGTCATAAGCGATTAGGTTAGGAAGCGCACGACGAACCAAAGAAATAAGAATTGGATCGTATGATGCTACGTTTGTGCCTGCACCAAGACCACCACCTGAGTTTGTTGGGGCTGTTTCGTTAAGAACACGACCTTCTTCAGCCATTGCCTTTTCCTGGTTCTCAAGAACGAGAGCAGTAACGGCACGCTTGTATGGATCCTTAATCTGGCCAGCGGCCGCGTGGTCAAGAACTGGCGACCACTTGTTTTCTAGTTGTTCTGTAAGATACATGTGATTATCTCCTTTGAAAATCTTACTATTATTTATAATATTTGTTACTTTGAAAGTGTTCTGCCGAGAGCCTTAACATAGTTAGCCATTGGTCCAGATAGGTCTTCTGAGATCATTGACTTACCATCAGAAACTTCTACAGTATCAAGAACATTTTCTGTTCTTACTGAATTTGTGAAGTAGCTCTCTCTTAGTGTTTGCACCTTCTGTGCATATTCATTTGCATCGGCATATTCAATGCCTTCCGCAAGCGACTTTAACTTCTCAGCTTGTGTGGCTGTTAGTCCTTCGCAAGCAGAATCAAGAACATCATTAACATATGCTTCATTTAGCATCTTGTTAAGAGCAACATTGCGCTCAATTTCTTCATTCAACTTCGCTTCAAGTTCTTCAACCTTAGAAGCCATTTCTTCTACGACTGATACTTTTTCTTCTGGAATGTCAATGTAATGCTCGGCAAAGAGATTACGCATACCAGAAACAAAATCTTCCATAAGTTCTGTACGAAGACCTGATTCGATAGCAACTTCGTTATCAGATACCCACTGCTCTACAACATAGTTAAGGTAGTCATCAACATTCTCTGTTAGAGACTCTTGAATTTCTTGTACCTGCTCTTCTAGTGTAGCAGCGAATGCTTCTTCTAGGACTGCAAGTTCTTCTTCTAGCTTGTGCTTTACAGCGGCTTCGAAGATAGTCTTTGCCTTTTCCTTAAATTCTTCTGATAGTTCTTCGCCAGCAAATAGTGCTTCCATGTCTTCTGACATATCAACTTCGTATTCTTCCATTACCGATTCTTCTGAATCAGCATCTTCTGTTACGAACTCAAAGTTTTCTTCGATAGCAGCGGCAATTTCATCTTCTGAAGCACCTTCAGCCACCATTTGATCAATGAAAGATTCTAGTTCTTCTGAAAGTTCAATTTCTGCTTCTTCTTCAATCTGTTCAGCAGCCTCTTCAATTTCCACGTCTTCTTCCATTACTTCTGATTGCTTCTTTGGCTTTTCAGCAGCAACGTTTGACTGTGAAGACTTGCTTGTGTCCTTCTTTACAGAACCAGAAGCGGCAGCGCCTACATTGCTACCTTCTCCTGGTGCTTTTGGAGCATCACCAACCATCTGAGCGCCATTGCTCATTGGATTTGCTTCAGCGCCTTGACGGATTCCGCCGTTTGGTTTTAGAGAAGCCATATTAGCAGCTTCTTCCTTCATCAGGACTGCCTTGGCTACTTCTGTTAGTGACTTTGACATATTAGATTTCTCCTTATTTTATTTATTTATATAAATTAAAGTTTTGAGATATAGCTTTTGAAAATTCTAAGAGCAACGTCCTCAATATCTGATTGCTTTGCTTCTTTGATTAATTTTCTAGCTCTATCATGATGGATTGATTTCCATCCTTTATTTGTCATAATCCATTCTTCATTTTCCATGATGCCTCTAACGAAAGCATCTGGTGCTGATGGATCAGCAACAATATCGGCTGCTGTAGCCAAATGGAAATCGTCTTGGACGAGTTGATAGCCGTTTTGTGGCTTAAGAGACCCTACGCCTCTTGTTGATACTCCCAAGCAAGCACCTCCATCTAATAAACTCTTCACTATTTTACCATTAGGAGTGTCTAATATTTTTGCTTTACCCATGATGTTATTACCATCTGGATAGAGCTTTGTAATCATGTGACTAACACGATCCAAATTGATAGCTGGTGTTTCAGGATGACCTAATTCACCAAATGCACGATTCTTGTTAACATAATCTCTGTTATAGCGTTCTACTTCTTTGTTTAGAACAGAATAAGGATATATACGGCCGTTTTTGTTTTGCTTTTCAGCTTGCATGAAGACGCCTTCGATAAAGTAGTCTTTACCGCCGTTTTTATTTTCTTCCACAAGATATCTTACTTGCGTTACTTCTTCTGTAATGAGTTTCATAGTCCCATTGCCTTTCTCTTCATTAATGAGCGTCTGCGCTTCATTAGTGTGCGAGACATTTTTGATTTTCTCTTGATCTTGGCTCTTCTGGCGCCAAGCTTACGCTTTCTGCGTTCTGCTGCTGACATACGAGTCAACTGACCACCTTGTAGTTTATAGCCAGCAACATTTGACACTTTCTTGCGGCGTTGAATTTTACCACCACGAATACGTGCCTTTACAATACCAATTCTTGCTTCGTCTAGTTGTTCTTCTTCTTTAATTGGTTCAGATTGTGCTGCATTTCTTTTAGCATAATCGCCACCTAGTATATTAGCTTTTGCTCTATAAATAAGTTTTCCAGCAGTATCTTTGCTTATACCACCTTCTTTTGCCAGATTAGATAGTGTATTTGTTACTCTTGCCGCTTCGGTATCTTTTCTGTAAGCCGTTCTTGCTTTATCATAATCTCTATTTACTTTTTTAAAATTACTGTCTCCATAATCTGCCGCATCTGCTCTTTTACCTAAAGTTTTAAGATATTGCGGATCATTTGGAAATCCTTCTTCAATTTGTTTTTCTTCGTTGTCCATATAATCTGATACGGCATTTAGATAATCGGCAGACTTGGTAATCTTAGACTGTGCCCAAGCTTCAAGTTCTTTGTTACCTTTTATTTTAGACATAATTGACTTAGCATCTTTTGTTATGGCATTTAGCTCTGATCTTGCCATAGAACTTTCTTCACCGTCTTCAGGCTCTTCTTCTAATACACCCGAACGCAACTTTTCGGATCTTGTTGGTCCAACAATTCCCATTTGTTCACTCATCTTTGCAGCATAAGCTTTTTTCATTTCATGAAGCTTTTGTTCCATAATATCAACAATTTTTTCTTCAAGAATGCTTTCTGCTTCATTGAAATTTCTATTGTGTATGTTCTGTATTAGATTTTTCATGTTACGTAACCTTATTGAATGCGTAAGGATCTGCTGTTTGTCCAGAATCATAATCACGACCGTCTTTACGAAGATCAATAAAGAGTGTGAATGCATCGCCAGTCTTGTTGGCATTTGTGGAAATTATAATGTCTCCTGTAGCATTTGCTTCAGGATTGTTAATGACTGCACCATCACCCATACTTTCAAAGTTATAATCGAAGCCGCCATCAGTAATAATTGCGATTTCAGAGTTTGTGTCACCTTGCCACTTCAATGAAATATAACCGTTAGACTTTGCCGTTCCATATATTCTCTTGATTGTTGTTCTGTAGTTTGTCTTTGGATGCGTATTTGAAGACATGATATAACCGTTCGCATTCAAAGCAAAT